GATCATAGTCGTTTGGACCCAGTTGATCAATTGCTTCAAACCTGTCGATCTGAACTGCTTTGGTTCCAGCGTCTGCCATACCCCATGCAAAAATGATTATGAGAATAGCGGACAAAATCATAATTGCTATACCACGGTTACGAGTGCGATTCATGTTATTTCCTTTCTGTTAAATGTTACCCATTGATTCTATTTTTTCATCCACTTCAGTTTGATACTCTTGAAGCTTTGTTGCGATTTGCATTGCTTCATTTATAACATCTTCATTCATCATAGGGAACATGTTGATAATAACAAAGTTTACGGTTTCAGCCAGTTGTCCCCTTATATAAATCCCATGATCACGATCATCAAAACATTGAAGATAATGATCTATTTGATCTCTCATAGGGTTATATATTGTTTTTAATACAAGGTCCAATTCATGAAGGACCTTTAAGAAATATAAACATGTGGCCGGATCAATTCTGATATTGTTAAGCATTGCAAATACCGGAGACGCTTTAACACCTTCAGCAATGATTTGAAGGTGTTTCAAATTTACCTTTTTTGACTTAAAGACTCCGGCCTGTTCTCGTAAACTAAGATAATTCATAATATCAAAGTCTGGCGGAATTGCAACGAACTCAATAGTCATGTAATTTTTCACTCTTTCATTTTGCTGATCAAGTTGTTCTTCTGTTGCAAAATCGTAATTTTCTTCTCTTGATTTTTCTCTCATAACATCCCTCAGTGGTTTTCCATAGTAATTGGTTCTTTCTTTTGAGTATCGTCTAGTGTTTACTAATTCTGAAATGGTGGAGCTTGCTGAAAATATTGTTGTGCTCCATTTCCGAAAAGTATTGACCATCCTCATCGCCATAGTTGAAAGTGTAAATGTAATATCCATCGGGTACGTTCTCCAAAAACTCACCTGCGATAATGTTTGCAAATGAGTTTTGTTTTAAACGGCGTTCATCCCAAAATATCTCCCGCCATTGTGGATTATCATCCATCGCTCGTTCGTTTTCACCTTCTCGTGTTGCGAATCTCCTGTCCTCGTCCCAAGAGTCTTTGAATCGTGGATCGTCAATGTATCCATGGGTTATTTCTGTTGCGATTTTCTTTCTGAGTTTTGGACTTGATACTTGTAATGGTTTTTGATTAGTTGCATCTTTAAAAACCGTTTCTGAATATTTACATGGAATAAAAGCTTCCACCTGTCTTGGGTATTTAATTTTTTTTGGGAAAGCAACTATGAACGAGGACGAACTTGAATTTGTTACAAAGTCTGCTTTAATTTTCATTAGTTATCCATCCAACACTCTTCGATGTGTCCTACGTCCGCTAAGAACCCGAACGCATTTTGAATTTGAATTTTGACTCTGCCTTTAAATTCGGAAAGAGTTTCATCATCTCTCATCTTTGTGTAGGGGATTCCTATCATTGCACTTTCTGCGTAATAGTCATACCCAAATGAATAATCAAGATCTGTTCCTTGAAGTATGGAATCAATGTGCTCGGGGAACTCTTCGAGTATTTCTTCCATTGTAATACCCTCTTCGCCATCTGACAGTTTTGCAATAATCTTGTCCCATACTTCTTCGGTGATCTTACTTGTGTCTAAATATGATCCCATGACTACAAATGATGATGAACTAGAATTTGTTACAAAGTCTACCTTTACCTTCATTCTCTACCTCTTTCGCCTGTCAGAATCCTATCGGACAGGTATTGGATTTTTGTTGCAGCACATCCCGAAAGAAATTGAATGGTTCTGAAGCATTCCATACTGATGATAAATCATTCCCATTCAAATCAACCTCTGTGCTACATTCCGCAAAACTACACGGTTTGAATTTCATATCAGGTGTTATATATCCTGACATTCTGGCAGCTTCACATGTGTCAATAGACATTGCTTGCATTGGTGATGGTGTTACATATTTTAAAACATGGTTGGCTAAACAACTATCCATGCCGACCTTGAATTTACATTCGGGTTCGAGGATTCTGTTTGCCATTACTTCTAACTGTATTTCTGTTGGTTGAAGAAACTTCAATTGCTTACCGCTTCCTTGTGGTTTGAATAGTAGAAATATTACAGCATTTAACCGGTCAATGTCAACACGTCCTGACCAATAATCAATGCCTTTAATCAATGATGTGCATTTGTGAAACGTCTTGGCGTCGAAGATCTGGTGAATGTTTGTTTTGATACCTGCATCCATGAAGCGTTTCAGAGCATCATATGTAAAGTCTTTTCCATAATCGCTCACCGCAACAGCTCCACACATTTGAGATATTTCAATTTCATCATCCGTGAGATCAATCCCGCTTGTCGTATAATTTGGCACAACATTGTGTTTACGGCAATATTCTAGCATATCGGCAAAATGTGGATGCTTGTTTGGATCGCCGCGTCCGCCCAAAGCAACCTGGTTTGTATGTTGATGAACGTAATCAATGATGCTCATGAAGTCTGAGAGCTTCATATTCGGGTGTTGGTCATGCCCCTGATAACAGAATTGACATCTATTTTTGCAGGTGCCCATCACCCCAATATCGAGCAACGATGGTAGACATAATGCGAATGGATCCTCCTTTCCATTAACACCCTGAAGGATTTCCAATCCACTTGATGTGTTGAATAGAAGCTCATAGTCATCATTTTTAAATCGTTTGTCGAACTTTAAAATGATCTTTTTCTTTTTCAAGGTAACTCCTTTACAGTTTTTTCATACCGTTTGTTTCTGGTGGTTTCTCTATGGATTTTAATGTTTCTTTTTTAGCCTCCGGTTCTGCGACCAACACTTCCTCTTTCTTTTCAGGTGGTTCTTCTTTTGGGTCTGTTTCTTCAAACTCCTTTTTAATATCGTTAACTGCAACTCCCACTTCTTCCTTTAATTGTTTTCCTACTTCTTTGAGTTGACTTCCGACCTCATTAAGTTGATCTTTAATTGTTGGTCTCTCTGGAGATGGAGATGTTTGAACAATGGTATCCTGCTCAACAATTTCAACCTCCTTTTTGTCACCATCGTCAAATATAATATTATACATGACCACTAAAAAAATGATAGAACTAATGCTTATACCACCACTTGACTTCTTTGCCATATAACCTCCTTTAAAAATTTGCCAATACACTCATTTCAATAATTTATATATATAGTTTTGTTATCTAAAAAAAATGAGATATCCTATATTTTTTAGAACAAAATATAAATCTTGGTGTCTATCCTATACGGTCAATAAAATATGAGCTTAGAAAAATACTTAGAACAGATTCAGGGTACAGATGAAATGGACGGTGCCGCAGCTGGAGGAGTTTCTGCTGCTGCAGGTATCGGTGCCACGTATGATGCGTTCCCTGGTTCTGACAGATATTTTAAAAAGAAAAAGAAAAAGAAACAAATACTAAGAGTTGCATACCCAAACGAGGCCGCAGTTAAATCGACTCGAGTTATGAGGGTAATGATTGATCTTGATAGAACAATACATAAATACTCAAAAAGTTGGCAGGACGGATCTCTTTATGATGATCCTATTCCTGGCGCAAAGAAAGTTATTGATTGGTTAAAATCAAAAGGGTATGAAATAGTTATATTTACAACAAGAGCTTCAGCCGAAAATGCTAAGGACCACGGTCAGGATGTAAATGATCAAATTCAAGGTGTGGAAAACTGGCTAAGCAATAATGAAATTTATTATGACAGGATAACTGCTGAGAAACTAAACGCCGATTTTTATATAGATGATAAAGCCATTCATATAAAAAATGGTAACTGGCTGGAAGTTCTTAAGGAAATAAAATCTAGAATCAGTCATAATTTGGAGGATTAAAAAAATGGGAATCAAAAACTCATTTGCAAAAGTTCCTAACAACAGATTAACTCGTAATTTCGGTGGAACTGTTGGTGGGGTCGCTGACCCTTACGTTACTGGTTATCACTTTATGTACATGACCAAAATACCAACGAAGCTACCTGATTACGCTGGATTGGATACAGCAACAATTCAGAATCTGTTAGCGGGTGCATGTTTGTCTGTAACACCTCCAGGCGGAACTCTTAACAAAGTAGAGTTTACTGGACTTGGTGGAATTAAGTGGGCCGTGCCTGCGAATATTGATTATGGTAACTCTGTATCTGTTAAATTCTTAGAGTTTAACGGCGTGCCAATTCTTAATATTATGCATGGATGGATCAAAATGATCAGAGACTACAGAACAGGTACAACTGATCTTGTTGATGGTCCACAAGGTGCAGGTTATACAAAAGGCACATATGCTGCTATTATGTATTACTGGACTACAGCACCGGATGCAAAGACCGTTGAGTACTATGCGTGCTACGATGGTGTGTTTCCAACAAAAGACCCACAAGACTTGTTCACAAGTGACGTTGAAACTGTGGGTAGACTTGATACAGAAATTGAGTTTAACGTCGATTATATTTGGCATGAAAATTGGGTAAAAGATAAATGCCAAGCTCTGGCAGATGGAGTATTTGCACAGAAGGCCAACACAATTGAGCCTTACGGTAATATCACTGCTTCAGCCAGTTAATGAACTAACTACAAATAAAACGTGAATGAAAGGAGTTCAAAATGTTTCAAGGATTTAACATTAAGTACCCGGAGTATGAGGTTGTTACACCTCAAACGGGAAAATCGTTCCATGTAAGATCGCTAAATGTACAAGAAGAAGAACGACTAAAAGGAAGTTTATTAACACCATCTAAAATCAACGATCATTTAAATAAATGTATCTTTGATGCGTGTGTTGTAAAACCAGAAAAGGTCGTTACGTTTGATGATTTTTTAAGAACCACAACATTGAAGGATCGTGATGCATTGCTCTATGGCTTATATCACATTACATACGAAGAGATAAGAAATTATGATGTTACATGTGGTTCATGTAGAAAAGACTATGCCATAACTGTAAAGGCTTCATCCACTTTTGATATGAACCCATATCCAGGGACTAACATTATTGGAAAAGAAGTTCAGGTTGAATTGCCAATATCAAAGGGTGTTGTTGCTAGTATTAAGCAGCCGACACTTTATGATGAAAGTATTGCATTGAAGTCAATGGGAATTGGAGTTTCATCAAACATGGATTTACTTACAGAAACTTTAATTCTAACCAAGTTTCAACATAATCCAGATGAAGGCGATACAATTGTTTATAGTGATAGAGAAGATGTTATTGATGCATATAAATCGTTACCTGCAAAAGATAAAAGAACTATCTATTCCAAATATAAGGACGAGTTCGGTCAGTATGGTATTCTATTAAGAATGACCAGTAGCTGTTTACACTGTGGTCATCAAGAATCCATGGATATCGATCTCGTAGAAAACTTTTTTCGCATGGTGCACTCAGTCTGATACCGTAAATAAATATCGTGATATACTTGTATCAAATATTTTCACTTGTATGGAACTAAGTAAACAATCATACAGTGATATTATGTTAATGCCGGTTAAAAGATTTCAAGATTATTTAAAATGGAAAACTGATCTTGAAGAAGAAAAACAAAAAATGTTGTTAGAGGGGTCAAAATAAAATGGCTAATTTATTAAAAAGATTCAACACAGAAGTGGTTGGATCCGATGATAATATATATGATTATTTAGCCAAAATTACCGCTAAAGGGGATTTCAAAAGAGTTAAAGATATTGATGTTATTATTACATCATGGAATAATATCTTAATGACTCCAAGAAGAACTTTTTTAATGGATCCTGAATACGGGAGCGACCTCCACAAAATTTTGTTTGATCCGGTAGACGAAACAACAGTTGAGAGGATTAAGACTGAGGTTGTATCTCGGATAATGGACTATGATGATCGCGCAAGAATTGACGGTGTTGAGGTTATATTAAACTCTAACCGAAAGGGATTCACTGTTAATGTTTTTGTCGATTACGATGGCGATACAGGAACGCTGTCGGTCAAATTTGATGATAGCACTGTTGTAAGACAGGGCGGGAGTTCAGCTTTATAATGAGCACTCAAAAATACCAAAGGATATATGATTATATACATGAGTATCAAAATCTTGTGTATGATTTTTATAGCAAAGACGTAGTTGCGTTCTTAACAACATACTATCATATTGATACAGATACAACCATTTGGGAAGATGAAAATGTGTTTGCCGGTTCCTACGATAGAGTCGGTGAATATTCGGGCGTCCAATGGAGCAAGATATTGTTACTTCCTGTTTATTATTCTGAAGAAATTTCTACCGCATTTGATGGTCAAGACATGGGATATATAAAAGAAAATGAAACATCATTTACAATCCCAAGCACATACGGTTTCACACCATTACCCAATGATAAAATCAAATTAGAGCAGGCATACTTACAACCAGTAAATGACGTTTATCCGATATTCAATGTAACGGGTGTAGAAAAATCTGTAAACACACAAAGGACATTCTGGAAATTAAAAGTAAAGGTTGAGCAGAGTGTTACTGAAGATCAGCTCAATTTGCAAGTGTCAAATGTTTATTCATTCTTTGAGTACGATAAGAAAATTCACACATTGGAAGATGCACAGTTTATGTCTAAGTTACTTTCAAAAAATGAAGCTTTGAAGGTGTGTGTAAAGACTAATCTTTATGATGAAAGAAGTGGATATTATTTTGCAAATAATAATGTAGCACCTTGTTAATTTGGAGATAAGAAATGGCAGACGAAACAGTATCAAGTCAGGTATATAAATCAAGAGATCAAATTAGAAACCAAATTATTACTTTGTTAAAGCAATATTTGGAACTCGAGAATGTGGATTTAACGAAATCGTCTTTTTTATCTTTTATCGTTGATGCTCTTTCTACGTTGACAAGCAATACATTATTTTATCAAATCTCGGCATACAGGGAATTCTTTTTAACTAAAGCACAACTACCTGAATCTATTTATAATCTTTCTGCATTTTTAGGATATAACCCAAGTGAAGCAACTTCATCACAAGCAAATGTTTTATTCACAATTCCATTTGGATTTGAAGATACAATTACAGAATTTCAAATTCCAGAGGGATTTACTGTTACAGCTGAAGGCGATGTGGTATTCACTACATATTACTCAACAACGATTAAAGTTGTAAATAACTCACAGGTTACAATAACTATACGAGAAGGAAATAGAACTTATGTTCTTCCTGTAACATTAGAAGAATCCCAATTTGTATTTGTGTTGCCTTTTAGACAATTTTCATTGTCAGAACAAGAGTTTGCAGTACCGCAAGATTTACAACAATACCAATTTGTGTCTATTGATGTTCCTTTTACTGGCCAAATATCAGAACAAACAGTTCAAGTAAAACCATCTGAGTCTGCTTCATATGAGAGTTATACAGAAGTTCCAAGTTTGTTTTTAATGGATGCAAATACAAAAGGATATGTATCAAGAAGAACAGATTCGGGAATAAACCTACAATTCGGAAACGGATTGATTGGATATCAACCCGAAGCAGGTTCGACCATTCTTGTTAATTTATCTTTAACACAAGGTTCGGGTGGAAATGTTATTTCTGGATCAATAAAAAGTGGAGATAGAATTTACAACACAACAGATGCCGGTATAACTGAAATTGTTCAGTACACTATTACCAATCCTGCTCCTGCCTTTGCTGGGGAAGATGAGGAATCTCTTGAAGAGATCAGACGAAATGCTATTATCAATATCTCTGCCCTGGAAAGAATTGTAACCGAAAACGACTTTATAAATGCAGATGTAATCATTGATAATTCTCCAATTGGCCCAAATTCGTTGCCTGTATTAAAACGGTCAGATTTGAAAGTGAATGAGATCGCGTTGTTTTCAACTATCTATTTTGCTGATGACTTGGTTCCTACGAGAGATGTGTTTGAAACATTTAACACTTTATATATTCCAAGACAGACTGTTATTAATTTTGATGGAGTTGATTATTATACAGTATTCGATATTGAAATTGACCCTTTAAATTCAAATGCAGAATATACTTATATTATGTATCAGATTGAGCAAATTCCTTCATTGGTTACAAGCTACGGATCTGATTATGATTTATATGCTGATCTTCTGACTGTTGAAAGGTCTGGTTTGACAGCAACATATACATTGGATTATAAATCTACAGAGGTTGATTCAATTACAACTACCTGTACAATGGAAATTTCAGAAACGGGTGCTTCATATAATATGACAAATGACGGCACAGCGTTCGTTTACTACTTTGCAAATAATCAAGCTATCCCAAAGGGTGAATTGACTTACTTCTTCACTATAAGTCATCCTACAGAAGGAACTATCGCTCAATACTCAACACAGTTTATATTTAGACAAGACTTGAGTGATTTTACAATGTCAGATGTTGTTCAGTCAGATTCAACATCATATATTGTATATGATATTCCTACGGTGGAAAAGGATTATTATGATAGTATAAACCAAAGAGATTTTGAATTACAAGTAATGCAGCAATTGCTTACAACTCTAACATTTAAAGATTACAGAATGTTAACTGACTTTGTTAATTTTAAATTTTCAAATACTACAGGTATTCTGCGTAATATGCAACTAAATGATGTGGACTTGTTACCTGTATTGTCAATTAAATGTAATATGCCATTGCTTCCAACTGAGGGTGATAGATATATTGTCGGAACAGGCAGTACCGGAGATTGGGCAACCCATGAGGATGATGTGGCTACATATACAAAGCAAGTAACCAGCGTTACAACTGATACTACGAGTATTATAGATACGACTGCGGTCATTGATGCAACAACTATTATTGATACGACTGCTATTATACACACAACCGTGACCACAGATACAACCAGTTATTTATGGATTTATACTGAACCAAAAAGCGATCAAATGGTTTATGTAGTCAGTGAAGATTATAAGTATATATTTTCAGACCCTGGTTGGGTAAAACCAGAGTATATGATTCCGCTTCAAATTTCTCTTGATGTATTCAGGGAATCTACATACACAAGTTCGTTAGGAGCTTTAACTCAAGCAATTCGAGAGGCGTTGGTTGCAGCATTTGCGGAAAGATTTGGTATCAATGCTGAAATTTACAGATCTGAAATTGTGGATGTTGTTCAAAGTGTTGATGGGGTTGATCATTGTCGTTTGATTGCTCCAGAATCAAGTATCTTTTTCAACTTTGATATTGATACATTTACACAAACAGAATTGTTGGAATATGCACCAGAGTATGTTTATTTTACAGAAGATGATATAGCAATCAGGATATTCTAATATGCAAATATTATATGATAAAGTAGATCCAAACTACAATCAGTTAAAACGATTTATTACAACAAGTGCAGCAAGAGAACTGTCCGCACTTTCTGAACCTTGCTATTATCCGAAAACAAAAAGATTCTATTTTGAGCTTTTAAATATCTTAAAAATTAAAGATAAAGATATGAAAGAGTTTGTAAAAAGAACATATAAAGGCACAAAAGCAGAAAAGTTCCAATTAACAAATGATGTGGGAACTAACATTTTGGTGTTTGTTATGCACTACTTTTTAGAGCATAGGGATCAAGCTGCTTTTCAGGCTGGAATGGCATATTTTATGGTAATTCAATATTCTCGCCTTATGCACAAACAAATAAAATATTGTTACCCTGATACATTCAAATATACACTCGATACGTTGACAAGAACTCATTTGTTTTTTAGAGAGAAATCAATCCCAAACAGTTTATACTATTTAGCAAATCAGATGCAATCTAATTACAAAGATGATATTAAAAATTGGGATATTGATAGAATTATTGCCTTTTTGAGTGCTGCAAGAACCAGAATCTCACAGAGCGTTAAAAGTTTTGCTGAAGCGTATTATAGAAATAGACAAGCTGGTTCGGCGATCAAAACACAAGGTGAAATATCTGACGATGATGACTCAAACAATTATCAATATCAGGTATTAGAGAAAGGACAGAAAATCGTTGATGATCTCACAAAGAAAATTACATCATATAAGATCATTGATAGGAAAGCATTTGATGAAGCAAAGAAAATAAGTAAAGTAAAAACATCAATTGCAACCATAATTGCAAATGGTATCACAAATGAAAAACATTATAATAATGTGAAAATTGCGTTACAATTATTTGTTAAAGAAGCTAAAGCTGTTGATATGGTTTGTGGTGATGGGTTTTATATCTACGTGAAAAGACTCATGGCTGTTAAAAGAACGGTCGCTCAATTATATTTCAAAGCTCAAATAAACATACTTCTCACAGAGGTTTTAAAAGATGCTGGGCAACTTAAAACATATGAGAAGTACACGTCTCAAACTCAATTCATTATAAACTCCTTCTTAGCATTTTATCTTACAATAATGGTAAGAAGAAGTGTCTGCAATGTTTAATTAAAAGAAGGAAATCTAGCCACTATATCGTCGTATGTTTTCTTTACGGCAGTAGTAACTCTATTTGGGGGATTATCCTTTTGTTCATCTGTAAGTTCTTCTTTTGTAGGAGCTTGATTTTTAGTTATCAGTTGATCCTGTTGCTGAGCCAATAATCTTGACTCAGTTTCACGCCTTTGTCTTGTACTTGTTAATTGATCTTCCAATGTGTATTGTAAAGGCGTTGTACTAAAATTTTGTACTCCCTTTTTTTCCCAATCAGTTTCATGTATCATTGTATCAAGGTATGTTGATAAAGTAGGTCTTCCACTATTAATATTTGGTGCAGCTAACATACTATTAAATAAACTTCCAAACTCAATTCTTATATCAACTATTCCCAATGTTTGTCTGTAAGAAATTTGTTGTTGATCACCACCTTTAATAACAGTTATGTTTGAAATAAACGCGGGGTCTAAATCATATATACCAGGCGATTGAATCCTATGAATGAATGGCCAACTGAATGTAATCCCATCTGTTGAAACCGGCATTGCTAACAACATTATTGCTGCCATTGGAGCGGCTATGTATTTTTCTGTTGCATCTCTACTTCCTGGAGCTGGATTATAAAGTCTAACTGTCATTGTATATGAAGGTTGAAATGCGCTTCCTTTCCAAACCATAGGAAAATCAATTCTTGATCCCGCCATTAATTTGGAAACAACATCAATACCGCCTGTAATACTTTTAGGCAAAACAGCTCTTGCAGCACTTCCGATCATTCCACCAACGCCTCTAATAGCATTTGCAGCTGTTTCCCCCATTGCGCCGGTGCCTGCTAAATCTCCCAGAATTTTATCAGCAACTTCGCCCATATCTCTGGCGCCACGAATCTGTGCTAATGATGCAGCAGCATCTGAACCTACAGTAGTTAGTCCTTGTAAAAAGTTTTCTCCATACTCATTTGTAAATGAGTCAGTTGGAAAGCTATCAGCTTGATATGCAAGAACTAAACATCCTTCCGGACCACCCCCATTAATTGCATGTTTGGGTTGTGATAAACCAAATCCGTGTGCATTTAACAAACTCGTATATGTTAAATTATTCTTTTTTCCACTACCTCTAAAATATGCCTGTCTTTTAAATAATGTTAATCCTTTTGTAAATGACGGAATTCCTGGAAATATTCTTGCGATGGGCATTGAATTTTCCATGACAATTTGAGATCTGTCATACATAGAATCATCCGCAAGATTCCCCGGAGGTAATCCAATTGTATAATCAATGGTTCTATTTTTAGTTACTGTTCTTGCCATTTTTTAGTCTCCGTCTACCTCACCAGGTATAATCAATCTGTTGTATTCTCCTCCGATATAATCCACTGCTGCTTGTCCTTGGTTCATCACATTGGTTGTTGTGTTATTTACACTATTCACGACATTGTTAGAGGTTGCAACTACTGTGCCTTTAAGTTCTTTTGCAATTTGATCTCTATTTTGTACTGCTTTTTCTGCAGCATCTAATGTTGCTTTTGCTTGTTTATTTGCTGCGTACACACCCATTGCTACTTTTCGTTTTGCAAGTTCTGCTTTATCGCCATAGTTTCTTTCGAGTTTTTCTGTCATTGACAAATCATCATAATTGACATATGGCATATCAACAGCTAATCCGCGAGAAGATTGATATTCAGCAAATCTGTCTTGAACTTGCTCGTCAGTTAGAGGTACATATGACTTGTTGGATGTTAAGAATTTTAGAAATTCTTTTTCTCGTTTCTTTCCATATCCTTTGGCACTTGTACCCAGACCTTTTCCGCCCATGCCAATCCAGTTACTCCATTTGCCTCTATTCTTTTTTATAAAAGCTTTTCTCGCTTGTGCAAGGGTTTTTGGGGAATATTTCATGTACTTTTCGATATTGGTCATCATGTGCTCTTTTTGACCTGCTGCAATAGCAGACATATTTCTTCGGCCAAATGTTCCAACATCTTCTTGCCAATCTTTACCTGTACCTATTTTAGCACCAAGATGGGTTTTCATCTGCCCCTCAAACCCCAGTCGTCCACCTTCTCTCGCTGCTTGAGATGCAGTTGATGTCTTATCTTGTACTGTACCTACATATGCTCTATCCTTTTCATCCTGTTTAGTTAACCATCCCTGGATACTTTTAGTGATCCCAAGCATCTCATCTAACTGTTTACCTAATTCATATCCTGCATAACCAGCGGCCGCAACAGCACCAACGCCTCCAAGAGTTTTTAGAACTGTTGGATTTGAAAGAAAGCTGCCAACGCCTTTGGCCATTGTGCTTATCATCCCTGCTGCTATTGGACCACCTACTTTGAATAAATCTGCAATTGCAGGTCCTATACTTTTGGTGATAAAACCTGTTATTCCCCCACCCATCATCATAAGCAAAGGACCAAGACGTTTTATGAATCCGAGGATTCCGCCACCCCCACCAAACAAACCAAAAAGACCTGTTTTGGCTTTGTTGTAATTTTTCTTCAAACCTTCTCGTATCCTTTCCATTTTTGCGGCACGCTTTTCTTTGGCAATAGCTTTCTTTTCCAATGCGAGTTTCTTTTGAGCTTTTTTGATTAATTTTGCAGCTATCTTTTGTGCTTGTTTTGCTCTTCTGTCTCTCCTTCTTTGGATCTCTTTTGCTACTGATGCTTGATGTTTTTCAAGTTTCATTTTTCTGGCATGATCTTTTTTCGCTTGCTCATATTGTTTCTTTGTCATTTTTGCAGCGGAGACTTCTTCATGTTCTTCTTTTGCTGCCTCTTTTGCTGCCTCTCCAATATTCCCAGCAATCATTACAGGCATCGCACTATGTTTTACTGCAAGTTTTGCCATACCTTTTGGCATATATTTCTGATACTCTTCTTCACTTTGACTTGCACGGATCGCTTGTTCTGATCCGTATATGTTTTCCATGTATCCTTTTGAAAGTCCTGCTAAACCAATCGGTTTTCCAGCTTGTCTCATAAGAATACTTTTCTTAGCCCCACCCCAAAAACCTTTTATCTTATCAGAAACTGATTTCGATTGTGCTTTTTTTCTTGCTTTAAAATCTGCCTTACTTTCACCAATTTCTTTTCTCATTCCCCTGGTTGCAAACGGTGCAGCTGCAAGGCGTGTACCCAAACTTCCAGTTCCAGCAATAAGGGAATTTGTGAACCCCCTCATCATTTTAAAGATTGACCATTTTCCTGATGAAATTCCAGCTATTGCTTTGTATTTCGTTCCGGTTATTGCAGTGGATAGATGTCTTACGGCCTCGGCTGTTGCTCTTGTGTATGTAGCAATAGCATCAAGCCTATACATTGAACCTGTATATAAGGTACCAATGTTATCACTCATTGCTGAGAAGGGTTGTTTCGATTTCGATAGATGTCTTGTATATCCACCTCTGGTTTTAAAGAAACCATAAACTGGACTCCACGCTCTTCCCAATACATTCTTTAGTATCTTCGCTGTATATAGAGATGTTCTCATTATCGGATGCTCAATGAGCATCTTTTGCCATACTTGTTGCCAAGTTCCTATCTGTGCACCAATCGCTGACTGAATTGCAAGCAATGATCTCAGCATACGTTTTTCTGCTGGCTCTTCATATTGTGATTGGACTTCCTCCAACGCTCTCATGAAACCTTTAAACATACCTACTTTTTGTTGCGAATGAACATCACCAATATATGTGTCCATTTTTGCAAGAGCACTGGTTTGGAACTTAACAGATGATGTTGCTAATGCTTGTGATACGGATATTTGATCATCCATCCGTTTCAATAGTTTATCAACCGGCATTACAACTTCGGCGGCATGTAGTCGAGCGACACCTCCCTTCTCAACAACACCACCCCTTGCCATATGTGGAATTTTTTCTTTTGATTTCTTGTTTATTGAAATTGAAGCTCGGTCCACCTCTTTTGATGCCTTGCTTCTTCCAGTTACAAACCCTTTTATTCCTCTACCTAATCCACTCAGGGCATTACCGATGTTTGTTTTCATTTTATCTACTGCAGTTTTGAATACATCGGTTTCCATAAATCTAGAAATGTAATAACCAAAAATTGGACCTGTTGTTTTTGATAAAGCCATTGCTACCATTTTTTGAGGATCGTATTTAACCTCATCCTGCATGGCTCTTCTCATTTGAGCAAGAGTTGATCCTGTTCCTTTTGCTAAATTCATAGCAATTGAAGAAAATCCCTTTCCCATGTCTCCGACTGTACTACTTAACTTTCTCAAAACATCATTCATAGAGGATTGAATGGCACTAAGATCCTCACCGGTTGATACCTTGGTATCAATTTCGCTCATTTTTTGATCAATCTGTTTTTGCATATTCGAGATCGCACGACTTACATTACTAATCTCAGATATACGTTGATCTTTGCTGTCAGCAGACGCTGTAATACTTCCAGGTCTTCTTGTTGTTTCGTCAGCCATTTAATAGTCCTCTTAAGCTATGATTTGAAATAGTTTTTTCACTACAGAGTCATGTGGATTCATTTCAACAAATACACATGCTACTTCTGATAGTGAAATTAGTTCTTGCATGGGTGTTGTGTATTGATTTCTCTTTCCAAATGCGTTTAAATATGCAGCATTTAGTGATGTGAACATCATTTGGTATTTTCTTATGTTTTTTAATAGAGATGGCATGTGCATAATCATCAATTTTAAGGCAACAACCATATCTGTCAATCTCTGGTCAAAGTCCTCTGGTGCTAATGTTGTATCTGCACCAAATAATTTAGCAATTAGTCGATAATAGTTTCCAAGATCTTTATTTGCATATTCTGGACCTCGTCTTTCCAAATTTGCAATGTATTTCATCAATTCACTGACCTTTTTTGGATCTGGATAATTTACCCCAAAATAGGAATCAACGAATTGTGTATAATATGCGTGTAAATACCTAAAAAATGTACTTGTGAATTTGGAAAAATTCCTTCCTGCTGATAAATGCATACATTCATGCATTGTTGTGGAAACAAGATCATTGTTTGCAGCTGTTCCAATTATAGAAACGGCATGCTCGATCAATACAACTACTTTTTTATCTTTGACATGATAAAATCCAAGAATATACTTATCTGGGTCTCCTGTTAATTTCTTTTTGATAAAAGAAAACAGGTTCTTTGACTTGTAACATGGCATTACAAGCTTTTTCTGTACTAAACTTTCTATTTGTGCCGTTACCTGACTTCCTTTTGATGATTTTGCAAATGCCTCAACAAACTTTGCTTTTAGAGAATCTGAGGAATAGAATTTACTCCCATCTATTGTAGTTTCAAGAGAAAGTGATAAAGGCATAGCCATTAGTTCTTGAATTTCCATGTTTACCCCTTAAAAAATGTCAAAGTATCGACAAACCCTGTTGACTCGTCGTAATTGTTTTTAACATGTCTCATAATATCTTTATTTGAAAAACTTACATTCGGAGCGTCGTCATTCATGTTCATAATATCAGTCATCTCACCAGATAGATCACCAAATCGTTTCGAGTCGATCATCATAGGTGGATCATATTTTCTAACATACATACAAACCGCAGCAGATAAAGCAATATCATCATGACACCCTGAATCTGCTTCAACTTTACCGCTTGATTTGGAAACAAGTCCTGTTAACTCAAGTGCCAGTCTTTGTGACTTAACTGACTCTGGGTATTGTGTCATGTATGAATACAATGCGTCAATCATTAGAGGTCTTGTCTTTGCATTGGTTGATAGACCAGGCACATATGTATTCTGCCCGCGTTTCTCTTTGTAAAGCATATAGGAGTATTCACTTGCGTTTAAATGCTCTACAACTTGGTTTCCGTAGGAGTTAGATTCAACAACAATCGTTCCTGGATACTCTGTTGCAGCAACCTTGACAACTTTAACAAAATCAAGGACTTTACATTTGCCTTGATATTCCCAAACTTGCTCTAATGTTTCATAATCCCACACTGTAATTGCTGATTTATCATTTCCATGCTCGGGTGCGGTATCGACTCCAAGTATATAATGTTTACCAGGTACTGCGTTTGAAAATTTCCATACTTCGCCATTAAATATTTTAATTTTGTCGATTGGTTCAGCTGCTGCATTTTGCATAGCTTCAACCGTTTCAGCTTCAAAGAATGATCCTTCTGTTGGAAGAAATTTTAGTTCCAATTCCTGTGCAATACGTTTTGAATCATGATCAAATAGAGCACATTGTGTTTTATACCAATCAGGATCCTCTGCTAACTCAGGAATCATTTTCCAATGAATTACAAACGGTTCAAAAATATCATCATGAGCAATTGCTTTCATATATCGCTCAAAATACCATTGCCCGATTCCCACTGTCTTATTCGGAGTTGATAGAACAATAGTTCCATGTGGGATTCCAGCTTTTCTTGCTTGCATCTGGTTTGTTGACAAAGCAGGAACCATTGAAGTCCAAGCTGTACTAATGTGATGGACAAATGCTGCCTCATCAATAACCAAAAATGTGATTGCCTTACCACGAAGAGTTTTATCAGGTGCATTTGGGTTAACTGGTGATGCATAAACTTTTGAGCCGTTTGTTAAAATAAATGAACGCTCAGTTCTCTTTGCAAACCCACGACCAAGAAGTCCTCCGGGTGGTTTCATCCAATCAGGAAGTTTTTCAACCATACCCCTAATTATTCTTGCAAAGTCTGTAGCTTCAGCACCATCTTTTGATATAATACCAATAACAACATTGTCATAAAAGGTTGTTAACCATGCTGCATATGCCTGAACGACAGTTGAGATTCCAATCTGTCTACTCTTTAATACTAATACATATTTTTTAAGATTGATAACATCAATCAATTCTGTTTGTTTTGAATAAGGGTTGAATAGTACATCCTTGCCGGGAAGTTCCAAATAAACGTAATTTTTACAAAAATAGTTGAAGCTTGCTCGACATTTTAAAAACTCAGCGATATATTGATTCGCTAAGTTTTTTAACTGTATTGGTTTCCTTATCTTCGCCATACTATTCCCCTTATTATTTTGTTCTAAATTTAGGTTGTTGTCCTATTCGTTCTGATGAGATGTAATTTAGCAAGAGAGTTCCAATCTTTTTCTCGAAGAAAGGAAATCTCACTTGCTCTAAGCATATACATATCTGTGAAGTCTCGAGTTGGGGTAATTTGTGTATTCAGCTTTACAGCTTCTCCAACCTCCATTAAATTTAATATTTTCATCATGTTGGCAACCTGAACAGTAAGTTCTGTAAATGTTGAAACTCTTCTTGAATACTTTGCTCTAATGAAATTTTCATTCAGTTCATATCCAGTGTGATCTTTGTGTATTGCTACTCTGTATGATGGTAATAAAGCTTTGTTATCATAAAATATTTTATCTCCTTTTGAGATTAAACCATACGTTTTAGCAAAATCTTCAAGGTCAACATCAATCGTATGAAATAATCTGTCCTTTGGTTTAACGATAAATTTTAATTTTGGAGCCATGTATGCCATTGCAGCAGATGCCTGATATGAAGTTTGTATAGGATCGGTTGTATAAAAATTGACACCGTCATTACATTTATTAATGATTTCAGTATTGTCTTGATTTAATGGTAATTGATATAAAACAAATTTGTTTGACGTTGTCATTTTAGCTGTTAGATTTTTTACTCTAACAAGATTATCATAAGTACAAAAAATTGCTGCCATTCCATCGTATAAACCAAAAGTTCTGTTTAAATATTGCAAGCATTTATAAAGAGTACTTGTTGGAACAAGAACTTGATCTATTTTTTCCGAGTTTGCCCCTTGGGTATCCATGCTTAATATTGCTGTTTTTGAAGCCTGATAAACCATGCCCCCAATAATATTTTTTAATGTTTCCCCTATATGTACAGAATTTACAACAGCATTCATTGTCATATATGCTTGTCTTGCAACACATACAATTTTAAACAGGTATCTATCTTTTTGAATATTCTCTGGCTTTGGTACTGAAACTCCCATTGGAATGTTAGATGATAAATACATTATTTCAAAATCTATTTGATCCTGAATTACAGCCTGTGAAGTAGCGTACAATCTGGTTGTCAATTTCAGTGGAGTTTGTCCATATATTTTCTCTAAGATAACGTCGTTTGGATCCATCGTAATTTGAAGGATAAATGTTTGATATGGAATATCAATTGACGTTAGAATAGTAACCGAAACGAGGTCCGGCGTAAGATCTACTTTTCCTATTTTTAGTTCAAATTCATATGTCCTACTTGGACTCCAATATCTACTACGGTCTTCTGCCATCCTACTATCCTCTTTTCATGTGATTTGTATTTTGTTCCAAAAAAATCTAAACGAAAAAAATGGGGAGAGTTTCCTCCCCCCATTTTATATTTACGGCAGTTATGATGATTGAAGTCTCTCTAAGACCTCATACATTCTTGGCGGGATAACAAGAACGCTCTCTGCCGCATTCTCAAGAAGACGCTTGCTGTTCAAGTTCGGCTCAAGGCTACTGTATCTGGCAATCGCTAAAAACACCTGCCATGCCGAGGGTAACGGAGGAGTCGCGCCTTCTTGTGTTGGGGGATTCAGTTCATTTAAAATAGATGCTATTCTCTCTTTTCGATTTTTACCGATGCCCTCAATAATATCGAGTACAGACAACATCTCATCTTCATTCAATGTGCTTTGAAAACTTGATGTAATCATGTCCAAAATACTTTCATTGAAGACTTGCATATAAGAACCGACCGCTGCTGATAATTGGGTTGTTGAGCTTTCAACATGAACCTGTCTCATTTCACCCAAGGAGAAGCCAAATATGGTGCGTCCGATTTGACGCCCTATGTTATCAATTGCTATACCAAAACCCAGTGTGGCTGCTCTTGTGCCGTTGTAGCTATTGTTTACAATCATAACGGGAAGAACATCACCGGCTTGAGATGTACTTTGGCTGCTTTGCAGAATGATTTCATTTCTCATCCGGCAAAACGAATCCCAAAGGATTGTATTTTCCTCAAGGATTGGCATTCCAACGCTTTGTATAGCGTCTCTGATCCGTTGATTTACAATGTCGTTACCAATGAATTTGTAAAGTTCAGAAACATATCCTGCATAGTTATATTCTTGTTCCTCAGGACCTTTTGAAAATATACCGATTAATGGAGTATCAATTCCATCGGTAGGATGTGTGTTCCCAGGCAATTCACGAGAATCGAATTGCGGCTTGAGTTCACGATAAACAACTTCGCCATATCTATCGACGTAGCTGTACAAACCTTTGAAGGAGAGAGTTGTGTTTAGGCCCATTGCCTCTGCTCTCTCGCTGAAGGGTGTTCTCATCTAAGTCTCCTTCCGGTATTATGTTTTTTCCAGATACAATGGGTTTCAAGGCTTCAACAATTTTCATTTTCATTGTTTCCTGAAACATATCCATTGAACCGTCAAAAACAGCTTGGGTTAACATGTTAGCAATAATGTCTAAAGCACTATCCATTGTTGCTTCCCCATGTGGCCCATATCTGTTTTTCATTATAAAAAATTGATTGTCTTTATCAAGAGATAGTACCATTTGAGCATTATACATTTTATCTTTTGATGTTGGTCCACGTCCAAGACCTATACTGCCACCGCCACCATCTCCTGATGCCTTTGAATGAAAGTTGTATTTCCCAGGTGCCATCTATGCTCCTTTCAATCCATAGTATAATCGTGAAACCAATAAGTTTCTCCCTTCATTTGTGTCTTCATATGGTGCATCAAGAACATCTAATATTTCAGGCATCATTTTCTTTCTTAACACTTTTGATTTTAAAGGAATTTCAAACGGTGATATAATATTGAATGGTTTTGCACTCCAATAATGTCTTGTATGACCAATTCTTGGTCCAGTTAATAACATGACAACTGCACCATAATCTGTAAATGTGCTGTATTTCATTTTTATTTTTCTATATCGACCGATAACAACACCAAGTTGATTTCTTGCCCATCTGGCGACATCCGGATTCCTTGGCCAAAATTTCTTTTGATCTTTTTTAGCTACGAACCACCCACGCCAATCTGAAAACTGACGATGATAGAATCCATCGGTGAATTTTACTATATCGCCTTTTCTATAATGCATAGTTGGGTTGTCATCTAAATATTCCTTAACATATCGAGTTCGACGTCCATCACGAAACGTGGAACGATGCGAACATGCAAAATAAGTACCACTAAATGATTGTTTTACCCAAGGCAATATGTCCTGCATTTTAAATCCTTTCGATGAAGGACCTTAAGTATATATCCCTTCCATCAAATTTGAACGCTTGATTTTGTATCCCAACCCTGAAGCGTCCTTCAAGTTCCCAGAACCTTTTCATTCTCGCTGGAGTCCAAATAGATGCATGTGGACACGATGGTTCATTGAGAAGTTCGGTTGTAAGTAGAATATTCTTTTCTGTAAAATCAGAACGGTTCGGATTGTCATTTATTATCATTTCCGCAAGCTGTATATAATTTGGAACAATAACATCTACAAGTCCGCCTTTGTTCAATACAGTTGACACAAGATAAATAAAATATTCAACCTGTGTAAATGTTACGTGCTCAAGAAAACGATAGATAACAACCCGATCAAATACAACTGATGTTCTTTCCATGAACTCAAATACGTCCATGTTTAAATTTCGGTGCATAGAGATTCTATCACCATCCATAACCCACCCATGAAGACAACTCTCCAATTCTCCAGCGTTTGTATCTGTGAAGTACGATGTATCCACATTTAATACAAATTTTGGCATCATTGAATCTTCTTTGGTTGACATTGGGAGCGGTTGAAACTTCCCTGCTGCAATGTTTAGTATGCGCATTTTCACCTCACATTTTCGTAGACGATTGATTTTGTAAACGGCTCGATGTAAAATTTGAAATATCTTTCTCTATCAACATCATCCGTATCCATTATTTTCAAAGTTGAATGAGACACTTCGAGTTCACCATATCCCAATAGAAATATATTGAACTTTCCATTTTTAACTGGTATCCCAAACAACTCGGGATTCTCTGTTTCAAAAAACTCATCTTTAAGTTTTTGTAATCGTGTAAACAATGAAGCTTTTGTAACATCGAGTATTAAACAAAGTTCTCGATACATTACATCCATTGCTTTATATTTAAAGGAAACCCCTTTTACTTTTAACTCATTATTACTATCTAACGCAATATAGGCTTTCCTGTCAATTGATGAAATAAATATTTTGAATGCCTGTCTCAACTCTAATGGCATATGACCGATATTTGTGACGTCAAGTTTTCTTCTTAAAATTAAACCGTCATATTGGCGGATTACAATATCATCATCTTCGATATTATTTATGTTGATATAATCATTGATAATGGATTCTGTTGTTGTTCTCAGTAGAGATGTAATCCTGGGATTGTCACGCATCATTTGTCCGATCATTATATTTCTACCGAGCTTATCCTCAGGATCGATATGTGAAAGATCATACCCCTTATTTTTCAATATTGTGTAATGGCAGGCTTCAATATCGTAAACACGTAGATCTCTCATTATCAATGGTAAATTTGGATTTAATTCCATTTAAGAAATGGGGGGTGAGGGTCAGGAGCCGGACCGTGATTGATGCAATGCACCCTGACCGAACTACACCCCCCAAACTCCTTACGCCAATGTGTCGATAATGACGTTGTCGATTTGAAGATGATGGTTAATATCTTCAATCGTTGCCTGCCGCTCAAGCAGCCAATTGATAGCATCCTGATTTGATTCAAGACCTTCGGCCTTTGAACTTTGTTTGTATCGTAACTGTAATGCTTCAATGTCGAGTGCCTCGCTCAGCTTATGGCGAACATCGGCCGGATCTCTTGTGATAATTGAAATGCTTGTATCCTTTTTCTTTGCACGCACAATTGCGTATGGAATCAATGCATCATCAATATCATTACAAAATGTTGAGATCAGCCCTGTGCGAACTCCGTAACTTTTTACGAAGATACCGTTGCCCAGATCATAAATGATTCTGAAACCATTGCTGTAGATCTGCATATCCATTGCAGGTTTGTTTAACACTGGAAGCAAATGTGCATCATCAAAAACAACCATGCGTCTTTTCTCTTCACTTCCTTCTGATGTTTCAACAGGAATAGTTACAAGCAATTGCTCGTTTGCATCAACATTGGTGATAGCCATTGTTGGTTTCCTGATGTTTGGAAAGTTTGCAACATTTGCTGTAAACCAATCCGCCAAACATGCAATTTCAATAATTGTCGGATCCACAGTTTCTTCTGCTTGGACCTCTTCTGTCTCTGGTGGAATATCCAAATCTGCTTCGGAAAATACCACCGGTTCTTCTGTTACTCCGTTTTTGACCATTTGAGATAAATTGTCATTCATTACAATTAGTTCTCCTTTACATTTTTATTTTTTCCACTTGGTGCTTTCTTCTTCGGGATCTTTTCTCCACTCTGATGGATTAATATCAGCAAATGTTTCTAATGCTGCCCCTGCCAATGCAAAGACTTTAACTAATTGTTCGTATGCCTCAACTGGTGCTGAACCTTCCTTCATTTCTTGTGAGTCGAATAACCACAATGGTGGATCTTCATCCCACTTTCCCGAGTAACACTTTTTGGCTTTTTGCAAATATTCCTCAATGAACAAAAGGAAACTTGCAAAGTTGAGAGATTTTAAATCAGAGTATTCGCCAAAACAACATCTCTGATATTCCCTCTCGCGTTGATACAGTTCGAAAAGTCCTCTTACATCCATAAACTTCTCCTTGCGTTAATTTACCAATGATTGTAAATAATTGGCATTTTTATTCAACTTATGTTGATGTTCGGGCATATATTCTAATACAATATCACCATCCCATTTATACCGATATTTTAATTCTTTAACAAACTTCACAAGATTTAAATTTCCCACTGGTGAATTAAATGGAAGATGTTGACCGTGCCCTTTAGCTCGATTGGATAAATGTATAACAGATGTATATCTTAATAGGAAGGAAATAATTTTAGGGTCAAACCACAATTCTTCAATGTGGCTTGTGTCTATAACCATTCGTAATGATGGTTGATATATCAATATAAATTCCACTATCTCTAATGGACTTCGCAGATATTTATTACTTTTCCACCCAAATGTTTCAATACACAAACATGTCTGTGAATGACATCTGAAGAAAAACTGATCTATAAAATCAGTAAGCCCTTTATTTGGATGAATAACATATTTGACACACCCTGTTTTTTCAAATATCTCATTGATCATTGTACATATTTTTTCTGCCGGCAATTTTAATGTGTCCAGTGGTAAGTGTGTTGCCCGCACTTTTGTATTATTTTCTTCTATAGATTTGAAGACATCATCTGAATTGATTACATAATTTTCATATTTGTACAATGCAAGCTGAATGCTCGGTGGGATATTCTCTGTATAATATCTGTTATCATCACCGAACCCATACGAAACTGAAACATTTATCATAAATACCTTCTTCCGTTAAAGCCTCCTGGAACCCCTTTCCAATTGACTGCAATCGCCTCATGCGTATGAATTGATTCCTCATGAATACATTTTACAATCCAATCTCGAATTGGTAGCGTATCCAATCCTTCTGATATTGTTCGGATTGCATCTTCAACAAACATTGGATTTTCTGCTGCGACTCTTGCAATCTCTTGCTCATCAATACGCTTGATTACAGGATATGGCAATGTTTTAATTCTCGACTCAACTACTTCAATGATATCCTCAAGCCACACATATTCATTTGGATCACATTCAACTAATATGTGAGCAAATGATCTTTGATTGTGAGGAAATCCTTTACTTTCATTCTCTGATAAATGGCCACACAATTCTGCTGAGCATGGACAATATGATGCATATTGAACTGTTACTCCTTGGAAAAATCTAAACCGATCTCCTATTCTATATACATCTCCCTGCTCTACATCTTTTTTAACTTTATAAAGCTGCCCCTCAAATTTACATTTGTAATACAAAGGAAAGCTGTTATCAGACAAAATGGATTTTCGCATAAGCGGCATTCTAAAATCGAACTTCATAAAGCTTGCCTGACTTTCAACATTATTTCTTAATGCTTCAAGAATTTCTCGTATCAATGTTTTCTTCAATGGTAGATCAAGATATGGTTTTAATGTTAATCCCAACCTTGACATTGAAATGCCTTTTGTTGAGGCATCTAAATTTGTTCTCATTGAAACATTTGCGTTTAGCTGGTAAAATCCTCCTGTTTTAAATTCTAACTTGAAAGGAAGTTCAATGTTCTCAACACCTACCTGCATAATTGGCATATTGATGTTTGGTGCTGAACATTGAACATCGGGTAAACACGTTTTATCTGTCATTAATAAACTTCCTCCGTTATTGTTATTGTGAGGAAGAATGTTTTATATACATCCTTCCTCACATTATACGACTAACTGCATTGGATCGAACATTAAATTATCCTGACCTGCACGTCTTATATCTAAGGATAATCTTTTCCACCCCTCTTCGAACTCCTGTCGATATACTCTTTCATTTGTGTCAGAGTGTATGCCGTCATTCCAATTAAGTTCAAGTTCCTCACTTATTGTTAATTCTCTTTCTCTGGCCATTTGTCAACTATCCCTTTTGGGTCAAAGTGGAAAACTGTTTGCGGTTCTTCTATATCTTTTTGATCGTGTTGATCTTTAAAATCGCCCATAACTGATCTCATGAATTGCTTTTTTGTATCATCAAAAGCGTTTAAGTATTCTGTTTTAAAATCAACAGGATATCTCATTTTAGGGATATCGGTTCTCAGACGCTCTTTTCTAACTTGATCTTCATGTTCCATCTTCTGCATCATAGCTCGTCGATATTCCTCGTAAGCTATTGAACCGTATTTTTGATAATATCCTGACGATGCAGTTGTTGTTGATGTGCTGTTATACCAATCGAAATTGACAGCCATTATTGATCAATGCCAATCACTGTCAAATATGAATTTAATAACTTGACAGATTCTGGAGTTGAATCGAGATCCTCGGGCTCTGTAGCTTTTTCATCAATGAATCCTCTGATATAAGCATTCTTTCTTTCAATACAATCTGATTTGGTTGTTAAAAATTCAAAAAGGTTTATCGGTGCATCGTGACCAATGATACATGCTGTTTCCATTTCACCACATCTTTGACCACCTTTGTTTTTACGACCCCCCAATGGCTGGAGTGTTCGTTTTGCATATGCACCAATACCACGAGCAGCTAACTTTTCTTCAGCTATATGAACCATCCGCAAGAAGTAAATATACCCGACCGCAACGGGATTTTTCAAATGTGTTTTTGCTAATGGATCATAAATTCTTTCCTTGAAACTCGTGTGCGTATAAGCTAACGCTTTCTTTATATCTTCAAGCTTACACGACTCAAATGGTGGCTGAATCAATGTAAGCTCGTTTATGAAATCTTCAGTTATTGTATCCGGCAGCTGTGTAGCAAATTGTGTAACATACCACTTGTCTGCCGTTTTATCAATAATGTCAATGTATGCCAACAAATACTCTTTGATTGTATTTTGATCAACACTGTCTTTGAGTAATTGTATCATGTTTGCTTTGAGGTCATAGAGTGACATTGATAATTGCAACTCAAACAATTGACCGATGTTCATTCTTGATATGATACCAAGAGGATTAATACAGATGTCCAAATGCCTTCCATCATCTAATTTGGGCATTTTTTCGTGGGGAACAATCCTTGAGATTACTCCTTTATTTCCATGTCGGTTCGCAATCTTGTCACCAACCTTCACTTTTCTGAAATGGACTCCATACATTTCTACCTTGATGCCGTTGATCTTTTCTTTCTTCTCTTTGTATTTTCCAACAAATGAAAATAAATCAAGACCATTCTCCCGGATGAATTTGTTAGCTTGATCTTTGTCCAGTTTATCTTTCAGGACCTTTTTCAGGACTAACTCTTTTTCCTTTTGTTTCTCAATCATTTCTGCTACCCAATCTCGAAACTCAGGGATGTCCTCATTCCATGCGTTTGCATAAATATTCACCTCGGGAATAATATATGTTTTTTCAGCTTCAAGTGGAATGTCTTCATTAAATACTGAATACATATCATCAATTGTTAGGCTCTTTAATATTGCATAGGGGCTTCCTGCCTGAATAACTTCATATGATTCTTTTGATCCAGGCGTTGGAATTTCGGGTAAAGGTTTATATCTTCCTTCTTCTAATGATAACAATACCTTATGAGGTGGAATTACAAATGATAAATCTTTAAAATGAACCGATGTTAAGGTGTCTTCATTGACAAGACGATCCGATATAACAATTCCGTCCTCATAATTGTTTCCATAATATACCATAACGCCGGTGAGAAGATTTCGACCAAAGCGAATACCCCCATCTTTACAGAAGTTACTCTCTGCTAAAATGTCACCCGCTTTAAATTTATCACCAGGTTTAACATAGACATTCATAAAGTCCATGTGCTCAACATAGATCTTTCGATATGAAATGTTGAATATGTCAACTTCGCCATCTGCGTAAGAGACAATTAAATATTTTGCATCAATATGAATGACCTCACCATCCTTCTTTGCTTTTTTAACAAACTGCGTGTAATCTGTATATAGATGCTCACACCCAGACCTGATCATTGGATGGTCAAACTCCTTTAATAATATTGACTGTCTCATCTGTGAAGATGACATTTGTAAACGTGTCTGGTCATCATGCTCCAAAAACGGAACCATCGAAACAGGGATTGATATTGGCTGTTTCTCTAAATATTCTGGTTCAAATCTTAAATTTCGATCTAATTTAACATTTGGAATTAGGTTTTGTAAAACACCACAATTGTCACGGTCAGGTGTATCAACCGGACATATGCGACCAAACATTGATGGTGTAATGTCCCTTAAATGTCGCGGAATGTTTTCTCTCTTGAATCCGCCTGGTCCTAAAAGACTTATTCTTTCGAGTTTTGTCAACTCCTCAATTGGGTTAATTGAGAAATCGAATTGAACAATATCTGAAACATTACACTCTGACAATATCTGTGTTGAACTGATATTGAATTTCGGATGCCGTGCTGTTCTGTTTGAAAAACATAAATCAAACACGATTTTTGATAATTTTGCAAAGATCATATACTCAAAACATCGAACACGTTTATTCGTGAACTCTGTATCATCAATATCACCAGCTTGCATTGCCCACAACAACTCTTCGATTAGAGAACCGGTGTTTAAAAATTGACATGTTATTGGGTCGACCTTTGGAATCAAATCCAATGCATAAAGAACATCCTCGCCCTTTGATTTCGCATTGTATCTTGAATAAATACGACCAACTTCTAAAATGAAGTCGTCTTGTGTGTATCCTTTTGATTCCTGATAAAATAATTTCAAATCCTCAAGCAACAATTCCATTAAATTGGTTTTGTCTCGAATTTGAAATGTATCAAGCATGAATCGACTACCCATTTCATCTACACCATAATATGCCAACATAAGCAATGACAATGGAACTTTCTTTCCTAAGAAACTCACATAGATATTTGGTTCCTCTTTATCTTTTATAATCATCAATGTTGCCACGTTTGTTCGCAGCTTAATGGACTCGCCCCTTGTAACAACGGGGATATCAAACAACTGAAACAGAGGGATCTTCTTTCTACCGTTGATCATTATATAGTTTCCGTCAATGATCTTTGGAACAAAGATGCTCAAATCAATATTGTGTGTCCCTTTTTGCAAGCGGATAACAAGAGATTGTTTTAGCGTTTTCGATAACTCTCCTGATGAGAATCTCGAATCTCTTAAATCCAACTCTGTAATTGTAAAACCGATCTCTGTCACCGGTTGTAGTATCTGCGTCGCTAAAGGTAAAATATTCTCATAATCGAGTCTCCTTAATGTGAAGATATTGTTATCTTCGTTTTGGATTTTGAAAATCGGATTAATTATGTTCATTCAATCATCTCTCCCTTTAGGATTTTATCCATTATACCTGAATATCGACCTTCATACATAATTCCTTTCAATATACTGCGTTTCGGATTTGAAAACGCCATTGCCAATATCCAACTTTCCTGATTTGGAACTGACTGGATACTGAAATATGATGGTTTCACCTTGTCTCGATCTTCAAGCAATCTCCATTTTCTTGAGCTTTTCCACATCAATTGTGCTACAACACATTCAAAATGAACATGATGAATGTCCTTATCATATACTGCAAACAAGTCATTGACAATATCCGTGTACGTTTTACCTTTGAATCTGTGAAGCAATTCTGCAACTGCTGCCAAATCTCCGATAATGTCTTTCTGCTTCATACCATGATCGTTTGCATCTTCACCTTTTATTACAGCTGAACCAGATGTGTGAAATGTTCTCAACACTAACTGGGTTCCTCTTTCACCAAGGGTTTGTGCTGCAATGATTCCGACAAAACGACTTTTTATATATTTATAAAGATCTCCATAACATGTCTTGCACAACTTAGGCGATTTGCAAAGAATTGGACTTCTGATGTTTATGATTGTTCCAACCAACGCTTCACAATTATTATTTGTGATTTTCACCAACTCTCCGCCCACTGACATATTGCGACCAACAAGCATTCTTGCTTTCTTGCTTGATTTCACATTTACCTCAAGGAGATCCTCTGTACCGCAATCATCAAGATTTTCATCAATTTGTAAATTGGCACATGTGAATATAAGTTTCCTTGATAGGTAACCGGACGTTCCTGTATTCAATGCAACATCAAGAAGTCCTTTTCTACAGCCATTGGTCGATAAGAAGAACTCCTCTGGAGTCAACCCTTGTACCAAACTGTTTTTAATTGGAGTTGGTAAAATTTCACCATCAAAGTTTGAAATAAACCCACGGGTCAGAATCATCTGTTTTGCTTGATCCCAACTTCCTCTTGCTCCAGATTCAATCATATATGCATAGGGAAAGGTTCTTTTCAAATCTTCAATTACTTCTGCACTATTTGCTGCAACCAATTGATCTCGGATTTCTGGTCTATCATATATTGATGCTCTAATCTTATCAGCCTCTGGAAAATCAAAATCGTCCAAGGACATTGTACAACCCAGAAGTGTTGCATATTTGAAACCAACTCTTTTAACAGCATCTAGTGTTTGTGCTGTAACTTGCTCAAGATAATTATCTTTAATTTCATTCAAGATCATCAGAAGTTTCTTTTCGTCAACGATTTCCTTTACGTCGGGATAGTCCTCCGGTAAACAATCATTGAACAATTTGAATCCTTCTTCTCTGTCTTCAAAATCCGGTGATGTGATAAAGTAAATTCCCAGAATGATATCTTGACTTGGTGTTGTTGTCAAGCTTTGATTTGATGGACTGCTTAAATTCTTTGTAATAAATATCTTTTCACGAATCTCCTGTTTTGCTTCTGCTGTGATTGGAATGTAAACAGCCATTTGATCCCCATCAAAATCTGCATTGAATGGAGGACAAACAAGAGGATGAATCTTAATGACTTTATCAAGAGTCAGTTTGATGTTAAATGCAAGCATTCCCAATCTGTGTAATGATGGTTGTCTGTTCAATATACAAACTTCATCCTGTGTTACTTCTTCACATATTTTATACAATACCGGATTGTTTGTTTCGATACATCTATCAACAAAGTCAATTGCTTTGTTTAACAATTTGAACTTTCCAATTGCAATAATCTTTTTAGCAATCGGCAATTTAAACAATTCTAAAACCATAATGTAAGGCAACACACATTGATCTATACTCAATGTTGGATCGGGGGTTATAACTGCACGCCCCGAGAAGTCGATACGTTTACCTAAAATGTTTCCACGAATCAACCCTTCTTTCTTTGCCATTTTTTCTAATATTCTATGATATAACTCATTGACATCCTTCTGTAATTGCTTGAAGTATGTGTAATATAGATTCTTATCACGAATAATGTTAAGAACCGTATCCTTCATGATTTCTTTTTTTGTTAATATCTGAACATAGTACCGATTGATTTTGTCCATCAATTGTTTTCCACCTGCTGCTGCAGATGAAGGTCTTAAATCTGGTGGTAGAACAATAACATGATCAATTAATAAATTGTCAATGTTATTATGGATAAGTATCCATTCTGGGATTCCATCATCTGCAAACATCTTGGATAAATCTTTAACCAATTTGTATATTGCATCAGTCTTTTCCCAATATTCGGTTCCCTCGTTTCGTTTATCTTGATCGGACCCAACTATGTGCTCAACCCCATCCATATACAAGTAACTTTTTTCATTTCTCATTAATTCGTCGATGGCATGTTTTAAAGTCTTCCCCCCAACCTCTACAACAAGATCATAGAAGATGGGGTTGACTACAGGGATCGGTAAACCTATTTTTGCAAAACGTGTTCTTCTAACATCGCTATTGATAATATCAACACCGCATGTTGAACATTTTCCGCCCGATTTCGATAAGCCATAGTAGGTTCCGCACTGACATGTGTAATTTTTTATTGGTCCGAAAATTTGCTCTGAGAACAAACCTTGCGGATGAAACTTTTTCTTTCCGAATACTTTTAGAGACGTCACTTCGTCTAGTTCTTCACAGAATTGTGCGTAATCTAAAACTTTTGGCATTATCAGCTTCTCCTTAAATTGAAAATTTCTCTTTTACGAGATCGGCTAACTCGGTGAAATGCTCTTTGACTCGTTTGGATATAAGTTCATCTAAATGTGGTAAAATGGCCAAAACGATTCTACTAGCATCTTCTTCTTTTAATGTTACTTCTAACAAGTCAGCTTGCTCATTCAGTTCCGCTTTGATAAGTTTTTTTATATAATCTTCCATGATGTTTGGTGTTTCACTCATGTATTTAATCTCCTTGATTGAATTGCATAGATATTGATTTCAGTTTTTTATATTCCACTTGATTCTTAGGTGGAGTATAGAAACAGTCATCAAGATAATACGTTTTAATATTTGTTAGAAGCATTTCATAATATTTTTCATCATACTTTACTCCCTTTTTATATTTAGGTAAGCAATAGAAATTTGTCTCAGGATCTCTATTTGGGTGATATCCAAATAGTGTAATGTTCCTTACAAAATCCTGTTCTGTTATAACCATGAACCCATTAATAAAAAACTGTGGGTGGAGATATGTAATCTCATATACTTGTTTATTTTTAATCATACGGGTTGGTATGATTTGCCCCTCATAGAGATAAATTTTCTCTATAAGAGGCAAATCGTTGTTGTGACCCCATATGACTATTCGGTCGTCAACATAATCCATCGGTTTACGCGGCGCCCGTTTCTTCCAATAACTCGATGAAGGATTTCCCATTTTCTCTCCTTACTGTAACTATGTAGTTTGATACTCCAGGTTGTAATTCAACTAAATCTGAGAGACGTTGCATCACATCCATTGATGTGTTTAAACTTCCGGCTGGAATCATTGAGTATTTTGTTTCTGCCACCTCAGGCATTCTGTGAAATAACTTTTGAATGATATTTTGAGATGGTTTTTCGCCAACATAAACATCAACATGTTCTGTTCTGTTAAGATTCAATATTGGTTTGATATTGTCTTCTATGCATTGTAGACGCTGTGATACATCTGCTTGCTCATAAATAATGTCAATCTTATTATCCAAAGTTCTTTTAATAGCTCTACTCATAACAGAAGGCAGAATACTTAGATCAATTCGTTGTAACAAATTGTTCTTAATCATATCATTTACTTCCTCACTATCAATAATCTGAGCTGCATAAAATGCTGCTTTGTTAATCTCAGGCCTTGATAAGTTGGTTGAATATGATCCATTGTACGAGCAAGCATTTCTGACATTTTTTCTACAATCTATTATTAGAACTTTTTCCGAGATGTAAAACCGAACATCAATTTCTCCATCTCTATCGCACACAACATCTCGGCAATCTATTATAAGATTACATTGAGGTAAAGACGTTTTCCCTTCAATATAACTTTTATTAATTGCAGTGACAGTAACATCATCGTTTATAATATCTTCAAGTGCCTTGACTTTATACTCTCCAACTTGAGAAGAATTGTAGATAGATTTGAAAACATTCTTACTTTCTACAATGTCAGGGTCAATTATGACTAATTCTTTTACACCGTCTAATTCGGAAATATGCTTACATAGAAAACCGCCTAATGTACCTATTCCGATTACTGCCACTTTACGAAACACTGAGGTACATCTCCTTCCTAGTGGATTTGGGGGACCCGAAGGCCCCCCATTTTATTCCATCAAGGATGGATTAGCACCCTTTCTTGCCGGCAGGTTTCAGATACTCGAGGGTATCTCCCGGTTGCAGGGTGTACTCTGCACCGACTTCCTTACCGTTTACCAGACCTGTGGACAGGCGATCCACATTCAGAACCTCACGGAGAAAATCCCCAACTTCCTTGACGCTACGGCCGGCAACGGGAAAGTTACCGGAAGAGGCACCACAGGACACCTGAATGGTGGTGGAGGTTTTGGAACCGAAAGGAGCTCCAGGTTTGGTCAGAACGCTTTGTGCCTGAAAGGCCACGCCGCCTATTGCTGCAGGTTTTGCTGCGGCCGCTTTGGCCACGGTTGCTCCGGATGCACCGAATTTGTTCAGAATGGCTGCGATCACGACATCCTTGGGTTTCTTGGTCATGCCAGGAATGGCGAGTTCATCAACACACATTCTTTTGAGTTCGACTGCAGTTTTGGCTTCCAGAGTTTCGCGAGTAAAAGTTGCTCCCATGTTTAAATCTCCTTGTTACGTTTAGTTTGTTGTTGTTGTTCACGATGTGACCAAATGGTCACTACTGTTTTACGATTCGAATCTTCGAGTTGGAGTTCATACTCAAAATATCAAAGTAGACCTCCGACCGATCATGCTGACCCTTCACAACAGAGTTGTAGAATAACCAACACATCAGCGTTGCAACGCCCAGATTTGTGAAATACAACTGGGGTTCCGATTGTGATAATTCCTCACATGACATTTCATCTGGTAACTTATCGTCAGGGTTTGCAATCTCTGGATGATAGGCACATAGGTCAGGTGTTAAATCTACCCCCCCTCTTCTGACATAAAGTTGTGCATTACCATCTGTTAATTCATTCCCACCAGAAATAATTGTAACATCATTCAGATTCTTACAATAATTGTTAATTATCATTCTGGATTTGTGATTGTCAACACATATGAATACAATTGTATTCTCTTTAATTACTTGGGCAATATTAGTTTCATTGATGTAAGCATCGAATACGTCAAATTCGATATTGCTGAACTTCATAGCAAGCTCATCGGCTTTTGTTTCAGCTTTGTTGCCCATACCACTAAATTCCTGTCGTTCGAAATTTTTCATTTCGTATTGGTCTCCATCGACCAAAAGTATGTTCGCTTCATAATCTTGAGAAAAGTTTAGAAACCGACAAAGACGTTCTGCAAGGATTGTGCCGACACCGCCCAAGCCGATAATAGTAATATCAATGGACTGTTGTGTCATTCCCACCTCCGAATACCTTTCTCATTTTCTCAATAAGAGATAATGGTTTTGAAGTCCCTGGTTGTTCAGGATCAGGAATCCTTTCCAGGTGCTTATCGGCTTCTGCTGCAGCATCTAATATAGCTTGATGCTCTTCATCTGATTGGTGAAGGAATGCCCCTGAGTCTGCTTCCATTTGCTTCTCACGATCAATCTCGGAACTTGACATTGGATGACCACAAGCGTAGCAGCCTCCGATTCTTTCAATGCTGTCAAATGTGTTTTCTTCATTACATTTGGGGCAAATCAGAAAATGGCCAGGTTCTTCGTCATCAATAACAGTCAACTCAACAGGTCCGTTACAATAAGGGCATTGTCCTGCGGTTTCCATTTCTGACTCACCAAAGACTCCTTGGCAATATGGGCATTCCCATTCCATCTCTTTATCCGCTGAGACGGTATCCGGCAATAATGTGTAACAATACGGACAACATTCATCTGTTGATAATTTCAAGAACGTATTGTTACATTCCAGACAGGTTTGATATCCCTGTTGATCCGGTTGTACTTCCATTGATTGTGCAGAGTTTAATGCCGCTTCCCGATCTATATCATCCATCGGCGGCCCCTGCTCATAACCATCTTTAAGTTCATCTTGATCTATCTGGACCAAATGATCGTCCGTTTTACATGTTGGACATACTGCTTCAGCATCTGTTGTTGTGAAAACGACCTTGCACTTTTCGCAGTGATACATTTCCTCTTCAAACTCAATGCCTTCCATTTCATTCATAATTTTAGTTTCTCGGTGCTTACATGACAGACATGGATTTAATGGATCACATGCTGGTTTTTCACCTGGTTTTACAACAACCGCCGGAGTTCCTGGTTTCTGCCCAACGAATCCTGGTAATTGTTTTTGGTTGCCAGGTGCAATGTATCGGCCAGCTTGGTCCCAAAGACTGGCGTCATAATTTCCACCCCAGCCATTCCAGCGACCACGACCATTCTTGTACATCCCACGTTGACCCTGCCAATAGTTTCCACCACGCCAATCGCCATAGTATCCACCGTAGGTATATGTATATGTCCCACGTTCAACCATGTCCATCCATTTGGAATTGAATTGGCGTTTGCTTTCCGACACTTTAAATATGTATCGTTTGTCGAATTTTCTTGTTTGATATGCACTCTTGCTGCTGGCCTTTTCATCTAAGACCATTTTACCATTTGCGTCAGCCTTATATATCTTTGTGGTATATTTGATTTCTTTTTCATCAATATCCTTGGTCTTTGATAACCCAAGCATATAATCATCGGGATTCACCATAAACCGATGGCCATTGGCAACGATTGATGCTGATAAGCTAAACTCTTCAGACATTACATTGCCGTATGTGATATGAAGTCCATCAAACGTCTTTTCATCGCTATCATCAACACCTGAGTGAAACGCTGAAAAGTTTGCATGGCTGTGAATTGTTCCGATCATTGTAAAACCTTCAATGGTAACTCCTCGGTTATAATCACATGCCGCTGCTGTAACTTTTTGATGGGGAGGAACAACTCGGTACTTTCCGGTTGCCTCATTGTAGAATAACAGCACAATTGCCTCGCCACTATACTTTTGATATACTGCTTTAAAGAACTCAAGTATCTTGGCTCCGGTTTGTGCTGGCAATGGATTGATATACATGCGTGCCATTGTATTGGCACTTTGCAAGATTGAAATGTTTTTAACAGGGGCGATGCTTTCCATCACCCCCATTTTCTTTTTCAGGAAGATTCCTTCTTTTGCGACGATATAATAAATATCATCATCCGGAAGTTCCTGTGTCCCGTCATTGATAACAACTTTGAACATTAAGCTCTCCTTTGGTTTAAGTATCTGGTTGATAAAGCATTCTCGAATACATCAAATGAATGTAGATTTAACATCCCCCTGAGTATCCCAACTTGTTCGATTTTCGCCGGTGAGACTCGTGGTGCAGGAATACAATCCAGCCTGCACTCCCTTGTCATATAACGATCAAGAGAATAAGACTCGGGATAACCACCGAAATATTCAAGTGGCATTGCTCTTAATGCCCGTGTTGTTGATGGGCCGTATAATAGATATCCATAATTATTCTTGTAATCTTTCAAGCCATTGATAATATCTCCTGCCTGAAATTTAATCTTTGATAAATCTAATGGGGCATGGTCAAGTTTCGGCCATTGTTTGGACTTCAATGTGATTTTCTTGAAGTTTTCCATAACATCATTGAACCACAATGTGCACCCATTTGAACAGAGAACTAATGGTTCTCCGCCGGTGTCGGTAATGAAGGCGACTATAATATTCACATCCTTCTTTGGAAAACAAGGAATGCCGGCAGTTGTTGCTACGATCTTTGTGCCTGCTGACAAACGGCCAATTTTATTTGTGACCTTTCTTACTTTACCCGTTTTAATGATTCCATGATATCCGTCAACATATAGGGTTTCCGACAGATTGCCTTCTTT